ATGAAGGACGCTGACAAGTTCGGCGGCCACGGTATGCAGAGGCGACACGATTACCAAACGGGGAAGATCAAATGAGAGATCCAGCCAGAATCCCTGTGATCCTGGGCCAGCTTGAGATGTTGTGGGAGCGATACCCCGACCTCAGGCTTGGGCAACTGATCTTGAACGTCTTTCGGGATGACTTCTATCATCTAGAGGATGAAGATCTGATAGACCAGCTATATAGCGCTTATGACCATCTAGAGACCGAAATATGATCAAGGGCTCAGAGTATGGGGTAATCAACCAGGTTCCTATGTCCGTGAGGAAGGGCCTGGAGGACTCCAACTTGTATCTTGTTCACACTCCTGAGGAGTGGAAGGCTTTCTTTGAAGTCTTGATGAGTAAGAAGCTGGTTGCGTGCGATACTGAGACCACCGGCTTCCGTTGGTACCAGAATCATCGCATAGTTGGTATGTCTTTTGGTTGGGGTCAGGACAACTTCTACGCACCTGTGCGACATAAAGACTCTTTTACCGGAGGAGTCCAGCCACAGCAGCTAGACATGGACGTGATCCGCAAGGACTTGCAAACCTTCTTCGCTCAGCAAGACATCTTCACGATTTGGCACAACGCCAAGTTCGACATGCACTTCTACAATGCTGACGACATCAAGGTGTTGACCCCGTTCCACGATACCTCGTTCTCCTGGCATTTGCTGGACGAGAACGCTCCTAATGCTTTGAAAGCAATCTCTTCTGGGTGGACAGACACCATGAAGCAGCGACACAAAGGCTTGTACGGCCCTGAGGCTGCTGTGAAGGAGAAGGAAGTCAGCGCGTGGCGTAAGGCCGAGGCTAAGGGACGCCGAGACTTCCTCAAGAGACTGATCATGTCTAGAGCCGACGAGCTAAAGACGGACATGATGCATCAGGACAAGAACCGTACTCAGCTGAAGAAGTGGATTGCGCAGAACGAGCTACACGATCACGAGTACGTACACTCCAAGAAGGATGACATCGACTACGGTTACCTCCCCGTCTTCCCGCTGATGACAGAGTATGCCAGCATGGACACGTTCCTAACCTGGGGCGTTCATCACCACGTCATGGGCAAGCTGAACCTGACTTCAGATTTGGCCGACGTGTATATCAACGAGGTGAAGCTGTGCAAGGCACTCTTCGAACAAGAAGAGGGCGGCGCTCTAGTTGACCGAAAGGTGCTAAAGGACTTGGAGAACGAGCTGAAGGTTGAAATCGAGGAGGCCGCGAAGAAGGTCCACGGTGTCCTGGGCGACTTCAACATCTCTTCCAACGATGCGCTTCAGGAACGTTTGCTGAAGCATGGAGTCAAGCTCACCAAGAAGACCAAGACCGGATACTGCGTAGATAAAGGTGTATTAGAATCTCTACAGAAAAAGTATCCCATTGTTGACGACATCCTGTACCTCCGAGAGTCAGAGAAGCTCCTCAACACCTACGCTATCGGTATCCAAGATAAGATGGACACTGATAGCCTCATTCACATGAACTTCAACCAGAACGTGACTACGGGCCGCATGAGCTGCCGTGAGCCCAACGTGCAGAACATCCCGCGCGGTGATACACGTATTCGTAAGGCCTTCATATGTCCAGAGGACCACTACTTCGTCTTTGCTGACTATTCGCAGGTTGAGGTTAGGCTAACAGCCCACTTCTCTGAAGACCCAGTTATGCTGGACGCCTACGCCAAGGACCAAGATATCCACACCCGTACCGCTTGTGAGATGTTCGCAATCCCCTACGACGAGTTCATTGCTGTCGCAAGTGACGACACGCACGAGTACTATAAGAAGTACTCAGAGCTTCGTACTGTGGCTAAGCGAATCAACTTCGGCATCATTTATGGTGTTGGCGCACCTGGCCTCTCTAACCAGATCCCTCGCCCCGAACGTTTCAAGGATTCCCCTGAGAGTGTGTGGGTAGAAGCCTGCCAGGAGTACATCAATACGTACTTCCGTAAGTACCGTGGTGTGAAGCGCTTTGTAAATCGTTGTAAGCGTGAAGCCAAGAAGAATGCTGAGATTCCCAACTATTTTGGTAGGGTACGCCACCTGCCTCACGTAAATGCTGTGAAAATCCTAGGAGATGAGGGCAAGTGGATGGCAGGACGGGCTATGAGGCAGTCTCCAAACTTTGTCATTCAGTCCACAGCTGCGGACGTTTTCAAGTTCGCCACGGTCAGGGTTCACGAAGAAGTGTTCAAAAACACAAAAAGTCGCATTGTTAACCTTGTGCATGATGAGATTCAGTCTTATGTTCATAAGGAAGAACTGAGCCTACTAAATAAGAAGCGGGAAGTCATGGAGGACTTCAACTTCTTAGTTCCACTAAAGGTTGATTTCGCCTACTCCACGACGAGTTGGGCAGATAAAAAGGGGTTAGGATGAAAAAGAAGAAGCTAAAGAATAAGCTAAGGCTGACAGAGGCCCGCCTCTTCCGGCTAGAGCAACACATGTCAGAGTTAGAACAACACACCTATGATGCTGTTGGAGACGACATCGAGCGTCTACACGAGCAGGTAGATATGTGGGCAGGCACTCCGTTGAAGGACCGCGTAGAGAGCTTGGAGGGGACGGCCCTGGCCTTCGCCTTGGACGAGCTTAGGCTTGCCAATAAGCAGCCTGCGTATTCTGGCGTCGTTGAAGAAACTGTTGAAGTTGCTATGGATGTGGTTGACTCCGCTTTTGAGAAGTTGATCCAAGGCCTGGATGACTTAGAGCAGCAGCGGATCCGAGATGCGCAGGTAACCCCTACAGAAGACGACCCTGCTTGGGTTCTTTGCAAACTTCATACTGGTGGCTTTGAACTTTCTAAATATGTCACCAAACAAGGACTTGCGGAAGGTGAAACAGTACTTACACTGTCGAGCAAGGCACAGCTGAAAAGCATGATGAGTTACCTAGACGACGTACTTCAGGCAACAGGCTGGTTAGAGGGAGACTATAATGAGTGACGAGACACAGGACGATGCAGAAGAGACACAACAACTCTTCGATGTATTCACAATCGGGGAAAATACATTCCCCAACAACATGAGGGAGCACCTGGACCTGCAGAGCAAGCACATTCAGGACTCTTTCATGGAGCACCCGGATTTGTACTCTTGGTACGCTACCGCATATGAGTTGGCTCTGGACGTTGAGCTTCGGCTCAAGGCAGAGCTTGACCGCACCTACGCCCACTGTGACGCTAACGCGAGACAACAAGCTCAGGCTGCGGGCATCAAAATGACTGAAAAGAAGGTAGAAAACGTCGTAATTACGGACGATTTGTACAAACAAGTTCAGGAGGAATATTTGACTGCAAAGCGAAATACAGGCTTGCTAAGAGCCGGAAAAGACGCTATGATTCACAGACGCGATATGCTCATACAAATGGGCGCAAACTATCGTGCCGAGGGTAACTCGGATATAACTCTTAAACAACAACAAGCACTAACAAGGAAATAATACAATGGGATTACTAGATAAAGTAGCAGCACAAAAGAGCCGCACTGAGGAACAACTCAGTCGTGGCGGGGGACGAGCCGGGGCTAAGTTCTGGCGACCAGAGAACGGCGACAATCATATTCGCATCATGCCACAGTGGGATGAAGCGCTTGATGGCCAGTTCTGGCGCGAGGTAGCTCAGCACTGGAATGTAGGAGAAGACCAGAAGGGACCGATTCTGTGTCCGAAGGAAACACCTGACCTTGAGGGCACCTGCCCAATCTGTGAGGTTGTCCAAGCCCTTCGCGCAGACAAGTCCAACGTCGAGGCACAGCGTCTTGTAAAAGACCTCCGTGCTAAGAAGACCTACATGCTCAACGTCATCGTTGACAAGGATCCAGTCTACACTGCACAAGACGTTTCTGAACATAAGCAGAATCGCCCGCAGGAGGACTGTCCCTTTGAGGTGAACGATCCTAAGATCCAGATCTACGCTTGTCCTTTGACAATCTTCGATCAGGTTCTCGGAATCATCAATACCTCCGGTAAGGATATCACCGACCTCAAAGAGGGACGTGGCGTTCGTATCAACAAGATCGGTAACAAGGACAAGCTCAAGACTCGTTACGAAGTCTATCCTGACCTTGATCCCACTGACACCGGTTACGAGGACTTGGCCCTTCCAGCCCTTGATAAGGTTGGTTACACTCTAGACCGTGATGGAATGATGGAACTTCTAGAGAGTGGTCGAGCAGCGGATTTCGTGGGTAACTTCCTGCCCAGCGAGACCTCTCCAAGCCTGCCTGCCCCTGCTGAAAAAGAAGCAGCAGAGGAAAAGGCTCCTGTCTCCTCTTCGGATCTCGAAGAGCAAATGCGACAGCGACTGGCCCAGGGCTAAGTGAGGGGGTAGCAAGGAGGGCCACCCCTACGAGGGGGTTCGTGAGGTGGCCCTCCAAAGCTACGTTTTGGAGGTATTTATGGATAAAGACGACAAACTGAAAGCGCGTGAAGCGCTACTTAAGAAGCTCAACAAAGACCACGGCAAAGGCACTATTGGTGTCTACGGTTCGATGGAAAAGATCAATGTTGAGACTATCTCTTCTGGTTCGTTCGGACTAGACGCAGCACTCGGTGTTGGCGGCTGGGCTCGTGGACGTATGGTAGAGATCTATGGTAGTGAGGCGAGTGGTAAAACTACGCTCACCCTACACGCCATTGCAGAGGCTCAGAAGGCTGGAGGCCTGGCGGCTTTCATCGACGCTGAGCACGCATTAGATCCTGACTACGCTCAGAATCTGGGAGTAGACATGGACGATCTCGTTCTGTCTCAGCCAGACAGCGGAGAGCAGGCTTTGAACATTGCACGGGAGTTGATTGAATCGAATGCTTTTGACATTGTGGTTATTGACTCGGTTGCGGCGCTCACTCCAATCAAAGAGATTGAGGGAGAGGTGGGAGACTACCACGTAGGCGCACAGGCTCGAATGATGAGCCAGGCCTTGCGTAAGCTCGCTGGTCCCGTACACAAATCGAAGACCACCCTGGTCTTCATCAACCAGACTCGTCAGAAGATTGGCGTCATGTTTGGAAGCCCAACAACCACCTCTGGTGGTAAGGCCTTACCTTTCTACGCTTCGCAGCGTGTGGAGATTGCGCGTATCGGAAACATCAAGAAAGGTGAAGACGTTCCTGGCTGCCGTACACGTTGTACGGTGAAGAAGAACAAGGTCGCTCCGCCTTTCCGTAAGTGTGAGTTCGATATCGTGTTCGGTCTGGGCATCAACAAGGCAGGAGAGATCCTGGACGCAGCTGTTACTCTGAATATTGTAGAGAAGAGCGGTTCCTGGTTCAAGTACAACAACGAGAACATTGGTCAAGGACGCGATGGTGCGCTTGATTGGTTTACTGGTAATCCTGATGAGTTCGACACTATCGAAACTCAGGTCAGAGCACACTACGGGTTCTAATGGAAGAAGAAGCACCTATTGATGTCCCACATGTGGACGTTCCTGAAGAGAAGCCTATCACCAAGGAGTCCTTGGCAAAGGCTATCGCGGACCTGATGGTGGACTCTAC